CCTTTGACATCAAGCCCCCTTACCATATCTTAATATAACATCTAAGATATGCTTTGTCAAGCTTTACTTGAGATTCTTTTGAAGGTGGTAAATAAATCTGATGTATCCCAGTTTCCGAAGCCGTCTTCTTCCATGCGTTTAATTACTTCGGTCTTGTTAAACTCGGGATCAAAATTGTCGATTGTGTACCTTATTTTGCTCTTGTCGTTAATCGACATTGAGGGGGCATAAAGCTGCATGATTTTATAATTTTCTTCTATCGTCTCTTGCGCATCACAAATTGAAGAAAATGCTTTGAGGCCTGTATTATCATTCTCGCAGAACTCAATGAGTGCTGGGATAGTCACGGACTTTTCTTCCCTGAAGAACGGGAGCCTCTTGGATATCGTACCCAGGCCCACGCCCCTGACTCCGGTAAGATTATCGGACTTGTCTCCTGCAAGGGCGCGGGCCAGTGCGAAGTTGGTCGGATGAATGCCGAACTCTTCTAAAAGCCGTGGTTTGTTCATAAATTTCTTTTGAATGGGGCGATACAAAACCGTCTCATCGTCGCATAGCTGAAAGAAGTCTTTATCACTTGAAATAATTACCTTCTGCCAGCCCTTATATCGAGAACTTTGCGCGACGAAAGAAATTACATCGTCGGCTTCGGTTGCGTCGACCATCAGTTGAATAACAGGCATATAGTTAAGCATCTCCATCAGACGATATTGTTGCCAAACTTTGTTTTGCATCTCCTCGTCTTTTGTAAGATTCCTTACATCTCGATTGAGACGAATAGGCTTGCGTCCCTCTTTGTAGTTCTTATTAACAAGCTTCCGACGCAGGGAACCACCTGCGCCATCCCAAGCTATTACAATCTCGTCAGGTTTCATTTCTCGACAGAGCTTTTGCAGGATTCCAATAAATCCCTTATATCCTCCGATCGGCTGGCCGTTCTTGGACAAACTGGGGTTAACGATGTACGCCCTGAAATATGCGTTCAGGGCGTCTATGATCATTACTCTTTTCATTTTTACTCTTCGACTTCGTAAAAGTCTTCAGCTTTCCCTTGTCGATTATCAAATTTATAAATTATTTCTTCGTCGATGATTTGATAAACTCTTTTTCGGAATTTATCATCCTGCATCTTTTCAACCCATTTTGAGGCCTGGAACTTTTCAGTGGAGCCGTCTTCAAATACTAGCGTGAACCAAGCTCCCGCTTGGAGGATATTGTCAGAGCCCTTGACGGCCTCAAACAGAGATTCATCATCTTGAATGGCGACACGATCACCGCCCCACAAGATACGGAAGTTACATCTTCGACCTTGCGTTCCGAAGCGGGACTTCTCAAGTTTCACTTTGACCTCGGATCCAATACGGAAACCGTTGTCATCAAGGACAAAACTTGCCTTTGCCTTTCTTCCAGTGAGCCAAATACGCAACGAATACGCATAGATCATAGCCTTTCCACCAGGAGTCACATATGGTGTTGTCATGGCCTCGCTGGGCGAGCGAGTGATGTTTGTTTTCAACTGATTCAAAACTAAGAAAGTTGATTTAGTGTTCGCTATGGCCAGGGTTAATTTTGACATTCCTTTCGCGAGGATACGGGCCTTCATGGCCATCGATGACTGTGGGTTGAAATCCCCCTCGACATCCGAAATAGCTGGCGTCAAGGCCAAAGAGTCCCAAATAAAAAGAATCTGATTTTCAGAACCGAGAAGTTCTTCTATCGTTTCCAGAACGAACTCGACAGAGGTTGCCTGAATGTAGAGCAACTTGTCGAGATCGCATCCGGTGTTTTCAAGAAATGTTGGATCAATAGCAGACTCAGAATCAAAATAAACAACATCCATACCCATCTTTTGGGCATTTGCGGCTACTTGTGCGGCCATATAAGACTTTCCAGTTGCCTCTAATCCGGCGATTTCTGTAACCTTTCCCACAGGAATTCCAGACAACTGCCCTCGGCAGATAATTGAATCAAGCCACCGGGATCCAGTTGGGATCCACTGGGTCACTTCTGTTGGATTTTCTTCTTTAAGATTGTGGGCGACATTCATTCCTGCTTTTTTGTTAATGAGTTTTCTCATTTCATCCATAGAAAGCTTGCCGGTTGATGTTGATTTTCTTGCCATAAACTAATCCCTTTAAAATAAAAGTGAGGCACCTGTAAACCCGTGCCTCCCTGCGGTATATTGTTTAATTCCCAGTCAGTTCATTAAACGCGCTAACAACATCGGGGGTTGCCTTTGCTCCGGGCGATGGCGTATACGCACTCGTATCATCATCATCTGATGCCTCCAGGCTAGCGATACACCCATCCAGGGCTGCTTGGACCTCCTCCTGCGTCTTCTTGGGGAAGAGGCCATCGATGTTAGGGATATTATCCATAAGTCGAGTGCATTCCTCATCTCCCCCCACTGCTTCATCACAAAGCGGAGAGGTACGACGACGCGGGGTCAAAGTAGTCTTCGGAAAAGATGCTCCTGGTGGCTTCCCATAGGTCATAGTAAGGTCGGTTCCGTCATCGACATCAGTAATATCACCATATTCGGGATTCAAAACTAAGTTAAGGAGGGAAGTATAAGCTTCCTTTCCATAACCCCAGATACGAATACCTTGATCTTCTTCACCGCGAACCATTACGGGTGAGAAGAAACGTTGCCGAGGGCTCAAATCCTTCGCGAGCTTCATAGTATCAGGATCCTGATTGCTATTAAACTCCTTCCAGAGTTGGTCCTTAAAATCACAGATTGGACATTCCTCTCCATGGTTTTTCTTCGGACAAAGAAGGCCTCCTCGTTGGTCTGGGCCCAAGTTGTAGTGGAACCAATAATCCTTGAAGGGGTCTCCGTCCGCAGTCGGAACGATTCGAATTGTCTGAGTGCCGTCTTTTGGACGCCAAAAAGACCCTCCTGCTTTTCCGTTGTTTTTTACTGAATCGAGCCGTGCTCGAATTTTTGCAATATCTAGTGCCATGTTAATTTCTCCTTTTTTAATTAATGAATTTTGCCATTGGCTAAAGTCAAGACGACAAATCTCTCGTCTCGCTAGTTGTTGTTTGTTGTTCGAAGTCATCAAGGCTTTCAATATTAAAAGTCTCAATTTCCCCAATAATCGTGTTTCTATTAAAAACACGAAATCCTTGTTTATCTAAATCCCAAACAAGGTTGCTTCCCTCAACAAGAGTTCTTTTCTTGCCGGTGCCCTTTGTTTGAGAGATAAAAAATCCCTCTGGAAGATCTCCGAGATCAATAAATCTCATTGTCCGTAGGCTTCCATCTTTTTTTCTAAATGTTCCCAAATGGGCTTTCATTTTATCTCCTGCTCTTGAATTCGAGGTGTTCTTTCAATAACATAGCCAAGATCATAATCATAATTTGTTGAGTATACAGCATATGTTATATTAAGATCTTCTGTTGCTTTTGATTTTACTTGGGTTTTTAATGTGTTAAACAAATTATTATCTGTCTTAAGTTTGTCTTCGTTGATACTATAAATATAACATCTTTCACGGGCGTTGTCAAGGGAAAAGAACATCTTTTCTTCATTTTTTTCTGCGTCGAAGATACCAATCGTTAATATCCGGTGTGTTTCCTTGGGTTTCTCTATTTTGCCAATTACTGGTTTTGTATTCTGGAATACATTTACCATGTGAAATGTTGTTGCGAAAATTTCATTGAGCTTCTCATGATATCCGATGATTGGTGCTCCACCCAATATTGTGTCTAGAGCCTGATTTGAAACGAGATAAATATCATCGAAAACAGCAGACCGGGCGTACTCTTGAAGCACGCCGAAAACTACTCTATCCTGCATTTTTTGAACTTTATTTAACAATTCGTAATCTGGCTTTATATAAATGATTGAAATTGGAAGATGCTTTATGCTTTCCAAAACTCTTAAAGAAGCGCAGGATATTTTTCCTGAGCCTCCAACAATAAAAAATGTTTTTCCTTTCAAATTCTTAAGAAACTTATCGATCCCAGGAAAGTCATGGTTTTCATACTCTTCCGCTGTTTCGAGCTTAATTACATTATAGCACCTATCGCCAGAGATGTCAACATCTATTTTAAATATTTTATATTGAGAGTATTTCGAGAGCGCGTCTGCTATTCCACAGCCGGCAGAGCCTAAGCCTATAACATTCATATTTTTAGCCTCTCCAGGTTGCCAAAGTTTAGACCAACTCCTGCATTAACTTTAAATTTTCCCAGCGCTGTATCCGAAAAAATATCTATGATTTCTGGAAGTTTCTCTCTGTCTTCGATTGAAAGGTCGAGCACAATGGAATCGTGAATTGGGAAAGCAACAAACGATTTGCATCCTTTTAAATAATTGGATACCTTTATCATTTGTCTCAGAACATTTTCTGCACAGGTGCTCTGAATAATATAGTTCAATGCGGTTCTTTCCTCAGACGGAATAACCTTGTTCCAAAAGGTCGTCACCTGTCCCTGTGTGAAGTACTTTTGTACCACAGAGCCTCTATCGTAGGCTCGCTCACAGAGATAGTCTTCACTCTCCGGGTTGTATAGCCAAGCAAAAATTCTCTTCTTGGCCTCGTCTCTCGT